ACGCTCTGCTAGCAATTATGCCAGTTGTACGTGACGCCATGGTTCGCCGTGTTGCTCGTGCAGTTGACAAGGCATTCTCTCTGGGTGCTGGTGCAGGTGCTGATCCTGTTAAGGGTCTGGCCGCTTACGACGCTGCAAGCGCCGTAACTCTAGATATCAGCAACGGTGACAAGATGACAGTTGAGAAGCTGCGTCTAGCCCGTCGTGACCTAGGTGCATGGGGCCTAGATCCAGCCGAAATGATCTACGTTGTAAGCACAGAGTGCTACTATGATCTGCTGGACGATGCACAATTCCAAACAGTTGACAAGATTGGTAGCCAAGCTACTCTGTTAACTGGTCAAATTGGTAGCATCGCTAACACACCAGTGCTGGTCAGTGCTGAGTTCAATGCTAAGGCAGCCGGTGAAGTTGCTGCTATTGCATACGCTCCAATGAACTTCCTGGTTGGTAATCAGCGTGGTCTGCGTGTTGACACAGACGACCTGGTTGAGACACAGCGTCGTGTAATGGTTGCTAGCCTGCGTACAGGTCTAACACAAGTTACAACAAACAACGGTGCTGGCGTAAGCGCAGTTCGTTACGTAGCCTAATTTTAGGTGGGACAGGGATTGAAAAATCCCTGTCTTTTAATTGGATTTTACAGAGTCCAATTAAAAGACAGGAGGACTTGTTGATGGCAGATTTAATTACAAAACAAGAGTATAAGACATACGCTGGCATCAACAGTACTAATCAAGATGCCGAAATTGATTTCTTAATACCAAAAGTTAGCGAGCTGGTAAAAACTTACTGCCGTCGTAGCTTTATCGACTTTGTTGACGAAGCTAAGATAGAAGTAATGAATGGTGGCTACGATAAGCTAATCTTAAAAGAATCACCTGTTACCCAAGTTATCAGCGTTGAGTTTAGTAGTGACTACGGTAAAACTTACACAAAGTTAGTGAAGTTTACAGACTGGATTCAAAATGGAGACTATATCTTCTCCACTGGATACCCAGTATTCAAAGAACATCTCAACGGATACAAAGTAACTTATTTTGCTGGTTACGAAGTCGTACCCGCAGACTTGAAGCTAGCTGTGCTAGACCTAGTTACTTACTATCGCAAAAATGATGGTGCTATTCACAGCACAAAAGCACCAGGTACTAACAGCGTGCAGATTGAATATGTAAGCACTACTAGTTTGCCAGCGCACATTAAGCGTGTACTGGATCTATACACTGCGGATTATACATAATGCGTTTAACACACTTCAGTAGATTACTAGACATTGTTAGTGGTAGTGCTTTTGCTGGAGCAAGAACTAAAGTGCAACGTTCGGCAATTTACCGAGACTTCGAAATTGCTAAGTTAAATGACGCACGTTTCCGTGATATTATTACTGCTAATTTACCAGTATTCTATATCGTTGATTTAGACTTAATTGCTAAAGAGATCGTAAACGGTCTGGTATCAGACCCTAAACGGTTTATATCACAACGGTTTACAGAAACTGGACCAGCTGCTCCAGGCGAAGCAGATTTTAGTGTTAGTGACATTGGAAGCCAAGAATCCAAGGTTTATCAAGCGTTATTAAACGACTTGATTAAAACCGGCAAAGCTGAATTAGGAAAGTTTCCTAAAAAGAAATTTGGCGACGTGTACAACACGGTTGAAAAGCTTTACAATAAAACTATTGAAAAGCTCAGTAAACAGAACCAGTCGTATGCAAAGTATAGAAACGCTGCTATTAAGTACGGATTCGATCTTCGTGCAGCGATGGCCAAAGAAGGCATATTTATAGCTACAGACGCGCAGCAGTATGTAGCTTTACAGGGCAATCAACTATTAGTTATTGGCCCTACCTTTGATGGTGTAGTCAGAAAAATTAATGAAACCCTACTAAAGCCAGTAGAAGATTTGCTGGAAAGCAAGTACAGTATAGTTGTTACAAAAAACAATACTGGTTTTAAGATAGGTAACTTGGTAAACGCTGGACACACGTCGGCAGTTACTAGCTCAGGGCAGATTATTGGCGTAAATATGCCAAGTGCCCAAGAGTTGCAGTTTAGATTAAGCGGCAGCCCTAAAAGTTTTGAAATAGATCGTGAGTTGGGTAAGTTATACTACGAGAATAATTACTCAATAACTTTTAATCAAAACTATAGTGAGGTAGGCGGCCGTCTGCTAGACATGCAGTTTGCCTTTGTGATTAGCCAACCTGCAAAGTTCAATACTACTTACTTAAATATTGAAGAGCAAAAGCGCTTACGCCAAGTTATAGAAGGCGAATTCATACCTGCTCTAGAAGATCAGATCAGAAGCAAGTTAGTAGGCGGAATTATTGAACCGGAGACGATCTCCGCAAGTCCTTCTTTAGTAGACTACATAGAGACGTTAGTTTACAATTCCTTAACCGGAAAGAAAACTGCAAAACTTCAAAAGTCTAACAAAACTTCTAAAAAGTCTCAGCTAGAGATACCTGCTGTTTTTAATACTAATGTTAGTAAGAAATTAGTAGCAAAATCTAAAAAGGCAGCACTAACTAAAAAAGTAACAGTTAAAACAAAAACTGTTAGTCCACAAGCAAACTTGTTATCGCTGCAAACTATTCTTGATAGGCGACTGGTTGAGCAAATAAAGCAAAACATGGGTCGTGGCGAGCGTAGAGATATCCTAAACTTACGCAGTGGCAGATTTGCTGAAAGTGTAAAAGTAGACAGAATGGTACAATCCCGAGATGGATTGATAACGGCCTTTTACAGCTACATGAAGAACCCCTACGCTACATTTAGCACTGGTGGTAGGCAAGAGCTCCCAAGATCCAGAGACCCTAAGCTGCTGATAAGCAAATCTATTAGACAGGTTATGCAAGAGTTGGTAGCTAATAAACTGAGAGCCGTTTCCTTATGAGTAAAAGAACCAGCATAATCAAGGCATTAAGTGAAAAATTTAAGGAAATAGACGGCACCGGCCCTTACCAAACTAATTTGTTCAACAATAGTTTTGCAAAACTAAAGTTTTGGGACGAAGTACAAGACTTTCCTTGTGTGTATTTGCACCCGGCCAACGAAACCAGGGAGTATTTACCAAGTGGATTTACTTGGGGCTTTTTAATGGTATGTGTAAAGGTCTATGTGCGTAGTGAGGATAGTGCCCAAGAACAGCTAGAGATTTTACTAGACGACTTGGAGCACTGCATTGACTCTAATAGAGTACTTAAATATGACGTAGCTAATAATTTGGAAACAACCGAGATTTTGATTCAAAGTATTACTACTGACGAAGGTTTGCTGGCTCCATACGGCGTTGGCGAAATTAACTTAGAAGTGCGCTATGCACTCGATAACTAACGGTACACATACAGATAAATGTCTAGTAACTGTGCCCTAAGTTAGCAATTAAAAAGGAATAACTATGGCAGTTAATTTAATTCGTAATAGTAGAGTTTTCTTTACTACAAACGTAGATAGCCAAGGTCGTGTTAAGGCTGGTGCATACAAGGACAACCTAGCGCCTTTTACTACCAGCAACACTTGGGAAATCCAAGTGTTGGAAGGCATGAGCTTTTCGCAGAATACAACAATCGACACAGTTACACTAAACGAAGCAGGTGCTGCACCAGCTCGCGGTCAGCGCAGTTTCAACACTGCTCTGGAACCACTAGACTTTACATTCAGCACATATCTGCGTCCGTTTAATGACGGCACCACAGTAACTTGCGAAGAGCGTCTATTATGGAACGCATTTGCAGCACGCGACGCAATTGGTGGTACTAACCCAGGTTGGTCAGAGACCAGCAACAAGGGCACCCTGGTAGTTACAAACAGTAACAAGCACCAGCTGCAGGCTTTTGGCTTAATCATCATTTTCGACGACCTAGCATATGTACTAGACAATTGTGCTCTAGACACAGCTACCATCGACTTTGGTATTGACGCTATTGCCAACATTCAGTGGGCAGGTAAGGGCAGCCTAATCCGTCAGTTAGACATTATTGCAAACACAGCAACACCTGTTGGTTTAACTGGTACTGACTTAGGTACTGGTACAGATGAAGCTACAGCTAAAAACGCTGCTGCTAAGTACATTACCAACAAGCTGACAACTCTGCAAGTTAATGATACCATTAACGACTTTACCGGCAGTGACTACACCATTCCTATCACTGGTGGCAGCATCACACTAAGCAACAACCTAACTTATCTGACTCCAGCTAACTTGGGCGTTGTTAACCTGCCAATTACCTACTTTACAGGTACTCGCAGTGTAACAGGTACCTTAACAGCGTATCTGCGTAGCGGTAGCGGCCAAACAGGCGCCCTGCTAAGTGGCTTGCTAGCTAACGCTGCTAATGAAATTGACCCAGATTACGCAATCAATATCCAAATGGGTGGTGGTGCAAATGCTACTCGTGTTGACTTAAAGATTCCTGCAGCTATGTTGCAGATTCCTACCGTAAACACTGAGCAAGTTATTAGTACAACCATTACATTTAATGGACAAGGCTTTACTGGCACAGATTTCAATATTGACAGTGCAAACGAAATCAGTATTGAATACTTTGCATCAGTTTAAGCTGTACTTACAGCAGGTGCCGGGTTGATCTCCGGCACCACTTTTTAATTATATAATTAAAACCAAGGACAACAATGGCACAAGAAATTAGCCTAAAATCACTACTTGTTCCCAGCAAAACAATTGAAGTAGACTATCCTGGCTTTCCAGGGTTTGTTATCGAAATCAACTATCTTAGTCGTGACGGACTGATTAATCTGCGTAAAAAGTCTACTAAAACTATTTTCAAAGGCCGTCAAACGTCGGAAGAATTCAACGAAGACCTTTTCTTGGAACTTTATGTAGACGCAGCTATTAAGGGCTGGACCGGTTTAAAGTTTAAGTACATCAACTTGCTGGTGCCTGTGGACGTTTCGCAGTTAGACCCTGAAGACGAGCTAGCCTACAGCAAAGAAAATGCGTTAATGTTGATGAAGAACAGCACTGATTTCGACAGTTTTGTTAGCGAACGGGTAAATGACCTGGGAAACTTTTCGAAGAGCAGCTAATTGCTACGCGCGATCAGTTGCTTAACTACTTGCAAAATATTGCAGTTGGCATGACAAAGGATCAGTACTTTGATATGTGCCAACAGCTAGGTAGTGAGCCGCTAGAATCCGAAATACCTGTTGAACTGGATGATTTTTCCTTGGAAGTGCAAACTGCACTCAATGTCTACAAAATACTACGCGACGAGTGGGAGTATATTGGAGGTACTTACCTTGGTAAAAACTTAAACGGTATTTTTGACTTATTTGATGTGTACGATATCGATAAGCAGGATCGCAAAGTTTACTTGGAATTAATTCATTTAATTGATCAAGTACGGATAGAAGAATTTAAAAAGCAAAATGCACATAAACAAGAACCCGCTAAATAAACCTAGCGGGTTTTTTGTTGCATAAAATTTTTTGGTTTGACAATTGTGCACTATACTGGTATAATGGTACCAATTAATAGTCTTACCACAGCCTAGTAGCTAGGGAGCGCATATGGCAGGAAAAATCGTAGAGTATAGCCTACGCTTAAGCGATGACGGTAGCATCAAAAAGCGCAGCGACGAAACTAAAGAATTAAATCAGAATCTTACTAAGGCGGCTCAGCTTAGCGAGCGCGCCATGAAACCTGCTGCTCGCCGCCGTGACCCTAACATGCCAGGCGAAAATATTGAGTATGGTCGTGGCCGTGGTGCAATGGGTGCTACCGGAGCCAGTGCCAGAGACTTTGCAAACGAAGCACAAGGCTTAGGTGGATTAGTGCGCTTGTACGCTACGTATGCAGCAAACGTGTTCGCTGTTAGCGCAGCCTTCAACGCCCTTAGTGACGCCATGAATACTACCAACATGGTAAAGGGATTGGATCAGCTTGGTGCAGCTAGTGGCGTCGCTATGGGTGGATTGGCCAAGCAGTTCGTAGAAGTTACCGGCGGAGCCGTTAGCTTGCGAGAGGCTATGGAGTCTACTACCAAGGCTATCAGTAGTGGCTTAAGTCAAAAGCAGTTGTTAGAAATTGGTGAAATTGCTAAAAAGGCTTCGCAGTCGCTAGGCTTGAACATGACCGACGCTGTTAGTCGTTTAACGCGCGGTATTACAAAACTAGAACCTGAATTGCTGGATGAACTTGGCTTGTTTACTAAAACAGGTATGGCCGCAGAAGCATACGCACGTAGTGTAGGCAAGAGTGTAAGTGCCCTAACAGATTTAGAGCGTCGTCAGGCTTTTGCTAATGCAGTGCTTGCTGAAGGTCGCCAAAAGTTTAGTGAAATCGACATACCAACCAATCCATACGATAAGCTGCTAGCTAGCTTGCGCAACGTATCCCAGCAGTTGCTGGAAGTGGTTAATAAGGGATTAGTACCACTAATCGACTACTTAAGTCAGAGTCCTACAGCATTAACAGGCGTAATACTAGGCTTGGGCACAATGATCTTGCGCCAAGCATTACCAATATTTCAAAGCTATCGCGAGGCTGCTCGTCGTGCAGCAGAAGAAACTGCACAGGTGGCAAAAGCTAAGATGGCGTCTGCGCAAAAATCTTTGCAAGTATCTAGAGAAGCAAGCTTAAAAGAAATTGCTATTAAAAGGGATGAGCTTGCACAGATAAAAGACGCCCAAGTAGAAGCACAAGCACAGCAGCTGCAAGCCGCAAGTCGCGGCGGACTAAGCAAAAAAGTAAAAGAAATTATAGATCCTAAAAAAGGTATTTTAGATATTACTGACAAGGATCTTGCATACTTAGATAAGTTGGGTGCTAAAAACACTAAAGTAGCGGCCGAGTACAGAGCCTTAGCAGCTGCTATTCGCGAAGCACGTTTAGCTAATCAACAATATTTCTATAGCGTAAGCCAGGCCGAAAAGAAATTAGAAGCTCCACCGCCCTTCCTAAGCAGAGCAAATGCTGCGCAGATTGAACTGGAAAGAGCTAGACGTCAAGCGGCTGGAGCTGATATTGTAAGCAGAGTCGGTGAAACTGCTACAACTGCTGGCTCCTTAGCGGCTATTAAGGAATTGGTAGGTGGAATTAAAACTGAAAAACTTGGCTTGTTACGTGGTGCGATTACTGGTGTATCCGGAGCAGCAACTATTGCTGCAACCGCAATCGGTGGTTTAGTTACCATATTTAGTAGCTTAGCTGGATATCTCGGTGTAGCCCTAGCAGTTTTTGAAGCGCTAGACTTTGTATTTAGCAAAAACTCTAAAGAAGTAGAAAAGTTTAATAGTGTACTTGAAAGCGGTGAGCAAGTTACAAAAGCTGCAGAAAATACGTACAAAAAGTTCATTGAACAGTTACGTCCGCAAGCATTGATTGCTGGCAGTGAAGCACTGTTTAACTTATCAGAAAGTTTAATTGATACGGTAGATGCTTTACGAAGAGCAGATGCAGCCGCCAGTGGTTGGGATAAGTTTATTGATGGGTTTAAGAGCCTATATGGTGGAGATTTAAAGAGCAAATTTGGTGAAAATTTTGCTGCACAAATAGACGCAAGCTTAAAGTCTATTACAGATCCTAAAAAACGTGAGGAGGTCGAACAGAAACTAAAAGAACTGTTTCAAATTCAAGATGTTAGTAAAGAAGGATTAGAACGTGGTATTGCAGAGGCTAAACCAGAGCGCATAGTTGCCATTGGCGAACAAGTAGCACAAGTATTTAGTAGTGCTGCTAAACAAGCTAAAGGATTAGGTGACGCACTAAAGTCTGCTGGCGAAGGTTTCAAAAACTTAGAAATAGCTTATCAAGAATTATCGAATCAGTTAGTACAAAGCGACCCCCTATCCAAATTCGGAGCAAGTGTAGCACAACAAGGGTTTATACTTGCCAAAGTATTTGAAGATCCAATAAGTGCAGCAGCACAACTGCGTGATATTTTACAAGATACTAGCAAAATAAGATTGTTGTCTCCTGAGTCACAAAAGCTGTTAATGCAAACACGTGACCAGTTCAACAACCTCAGCAATGACCTAAAACTTATTGAAGATCAGATTCTTAAAAGTAGAAAAAAGGCTGACGAATATCTTGCTGACGACATGTATGATGAAGCTAGCTTGGAAGAAGATAAGCTAAAGCGCCAGCGTGCAAGTGCTCAGCAAATTAAAAATCAAATGCAAGAAATTGCTAGGTCTATGACTGGAGCAGTTGCCAAGTCTATTGATTTAGGGTTTAAGTTAGTAGAAGATAGTTTTAGCCGTGCAATGGCAACTGGCGTATTAAATGCTCAAAAAGCTTTAGTAGATAAGCTACCAAAAACTCAAGAAACCATTAAGCTAAGCACTGAGCTTGAAAATAGAAAAATTGATCTGCAGATTGAAGAAATCAGAGTAACTGAACAGCTTATAAAAGAAATGGAGCTGTCCAGACTTTCCGGCGAAAGGCTGGCCATTGAGCGCCAACGCGACGAAGCCTTAAATATGCCAGGTCTAGATACTAGTGTACGGGCTAGAATTGAAAGTAGAGCCGCCGAACGTCTGAAGCCAATTACTGAGCGTGAAACGCTGTTGCAGAGCAGAAATATTTCAGAAGATATCAAGGCTGGAAAAATTCCTAGAACCCAGGAATCTTTAATAGCAATGCAGCGTCAATTAGGGACTTTTAGTAAGGTCCAAGGCTTAGAAGATCAAAAGCGCTTAAATAGCTTAAACAGCATCGTAGAAACAAAGAGCTTAGAGTTTGACCAAGAGCGTAAAAATTTACAACTTGCAAAGAATAATACGGAAGAAAGCCTCAAACTATTTAAGGCCACAGATGATTACAGAAATCTTACTTTAGAAGATCAACAAGCAGTAGAAAATGGTTATGCAATTACTCTGGATTTATTAAATCAACAGCTTGGTACTTTAGAAAGTCGCAGACAAATTGGACTTAGTGAAGTAGTTGCTGTGGAAGCTCAAAGTAGGGGTTGGCAAAAGATTGGTGAAGCTGCAAATAATGCCAAAAACTTAACTCAGGGGATTCTGGACACTGAGCTAGATACTCTTAAAACTGCTCAGCAAGCCACTACTCAGGAACGAACCCGTAATCAAGAAATAGCCAGACGTAATGTGGCTGTAGAAAGAGCTACTATACAGCAAGAAAAAGATGTAGAGCTATTAAAAATAAAATCTGACATAGAATTAAGCTTCCTTGATATACGAGCACAGACAGCACAGCAATTATTAGAGCAAGGCAGAATAACTCAAGACCAATATACTCAAGAAATTCGTAGTCTAGAGTTGTTAAGGTTAGAGAAAGAAAGAGAAATACGCATTATAGAACTTCGTAATACGTTTTTAGCTAAAACAGCACCTCTGCTACAACAATTTATTACCGCTAATGAAACCGAGCGACAAACTATTAGAGAAAGAATCACTGCATTAGGTGAAGTAACAACAGCAGAAATAAATAGAGTAAATGCAGTTACAGATGCACAAAGAGCACTGCGAACAAGTCAAGAAGATTTAAGCGTAAGACAAAAAGCTTATGGCGATATATTTAATCGTACTTTTGAAAGTATGGCCGACGCACTTTTAGAATTTGTGCAGACAGGTAAACTAAATTTCAAGAGTCTGGTTAATAGCATGATTCAAGACCTGATTCGTTTTGAACTTAAGCAGCAATCCTTGATGATGTATCAAGCCTTTAGACCTACTTTAATGAATCTAATTCCTAGTATATTCGGTCCTAAGCTTGGATCAATAAATCCTAGTTCGGGTGAATATTATGGATCTTTAGAGTTTGCAAAAGGTGGTGCTTTTGATAGCGGTGTGCAAAAGTTTGCCAAAGGCGGAATGTTTACAAATCAAATTGTAGCACAGCCTACCTTATTCAAATTTGCCAAGGGTGCTGGTATGATGGGCGAAGCTGGTCCTGAAGCTATTATGCCTCTTCATCGCGACAGTGACGGCAACCTGGGTGTGATGGCTAAGCCGCAAGGTAACAATGTAGAAGTTGTAGTAAATAACTTTAGTGGTGAAAAGGCTGAAGCACGTGAAACTGTGGATAGCCGCGGAAATCGCAAGATTGAAGTTATTGTTGGTGAAATGGTTGCAGGAGAACTGGGTCGTAAAAACAGTCCAGTTCAACAGTCCATGATGACTAACTTTATGGCTAAACCAGCCGTAGTGAGGAGATAATTATGGCAGTAGTTTCATGGCCTAGCACCAATAGTTTTCCACAAGTACCTCAAAAAGGTTTTACTGAGTCTGTAGGTGTCAATGTAATAAGATCCCAAACTGATGCAGGTCCGGCAAAGCAGCGTGTTCGTGGGCGTAGGCCCACGACCATGCAGCTGAGCTTTATTATGACAGATCAGCATGCGACAATGTTAGAAACCTTTGTCAAGGATACTATTCGTGGCACTAAACGCTTTAACTTTACGCACCCTAGACTACAAACTCAAGTTGAGGTACGTATAGTACCACAGCAAGATGGCGAATTCTATAGACTGCAGTACTTAGCTCCGGGTTACTGGCAAACAAGCATAAATTTTGAAGTATTACCATGAGTAGACTAGTTACACTTAGCCCACAAGCATTAAAAGCTATGTTCTCCACAGAAACGGACGAACAGCTTATTACGCTGCTAACTATTCAAAATCCTGTTAGCCCTAACACGCCAGTATTATTGGCAGACGGTTATATAGGCAGATTAACGGCACTTACCACAGACGACGAAGTTGTATACGGCGTAGAAAGTCGCGGTAAAAGTTTTCTATTTTTACCACTGGAAATTAGTATGCCCAGTGAAGAAGAAGCTGGCGTGGGTAGGTGCAGTATAACACTAAATTACATAACAAAAGAAGCGATTCAACTAATTCGCACACAGTTAACTAACCCTACGCAAGTGACACTGGAATTGGTGTTGGCTAGTAGCCCCAATACTGTAGAAGCCAGTTTTCCTGGCTTCTTTATAACTGGTGCCACCTATAACGCTGAGAGTATTAGCTTAGAGTTAGATATGATAGACTTTACAAGAGAACCTTTTCCTTGTTATAATTTTACACCCAACTACTTTCCAGGACTATTCTAATGAATATAGATAAGTATATTGGTTTGCCATACCAAGAAAATGGTAGAACCTGGCAAGGCGTAGACTGCTGGGGCTTAGCCAGATTATTCTATAAGCATAATCTCAATATAGAGCTACCAGACTACAGCGACCTTTATACTGGTAGTTGGGATGAACAAGTTACGAAACTGATTAATCATCACAAAGATAGCTGGCAACAAGTAGAAACTCCTGTTGCTGGCGATTTGTGCTTGTTTAACATTTATGGCGAACCTGCTCACGTTGGCGTGTATGTTGGCGATAATAAGTTTTTGCACAGTCGCGACGGCTTAGATAGTGTCATAGAGTCGCTAAATAGTGCAGTGTGGAACAAACGATTCCAAGGATTTTTTAGGTATCAGGTAGACGCCAATACTGTACAAGTATTGGGAGCGCCGCATCCACTAAAGATAACTACTGCTGTAGATATAGTTACTGAAGGCTGTACCCTGGCTGAAGTAGTTGCACTAGTAAACGAAAAGTACAGTGTTAATCCGCAGCTAGTTTCTAGATTGGTACTAATGTTGGACGGCGTGCCTATTCCTCAAGACAAGTGGGCTACCACTGTTGTGCAAGGCGGACAACAAGTTTCGTATCGTGTACTAGCACAAGGTCGTGGCACGGGCCGTATGTTAGTAATGCTAGCAGTATTCATTGCAGTACAAATGACGATTGGCGATCCTAGCGGTACTTTTGCGGCAAAAGTGGCAAGTACCTTGGGAGTTAAAGCAGCAACAGCCGCTACTATTATTACAGCAGCTTCTATGACTGCAACAGCTATTTTGCAGAATGCAGTTGCCCCAATTCGTCCGCCTTCACAGAATGATCCGGGTACACCAAATCAACTAAACTTGTTCAACGGCAGTAGTAACCAAGCAAATAGATTTGGTGCTATTCCTATTGTGCTTGGTAAGGTTAGATACGTAGGATTATTGGGAGCTACGCCGTATACCAAAACGCTAACAGACACCAACATCTTAAACTTGCTTATTATTTGGGGTTTTGGCCCGCTACAAATAGACGATATTTGTGTTGGCGCTACTAACTTAGAGTCGGCATTTTACGATGCTGATACAAGCAAGGGATTACCGCGTCCGTATATTTTAACTGGTGATTTTGCGGAAACTACGCAAGAGACTGCAGATTTTAATAAGCGTTATCCTGAAGACGTAGAACAAGTCTATGCCCAGCAAGGTGAGTTAGTAAACAACGCGCAAGAAGGTACCAATGTTTGGCGAGAGGTCACTTTCTTGCAGCCCTCAACAGGCATTGATATCGCCCTAACATTTCCAGAAGGTTTGCGTGCAATCAAAACAACTGGTGGAGATGCAGGCAAAGTACAAGAAACTACTACCACAGTTGAAATTCAAGTGGCTAAAGTGGGGGAAAACTTCGGCTCTACACCACAGTATCAAGCAGGTGTAGTGTCTAGTAATCCTGCCACGCCTAGTTCCGTAACAGCCTATTCAAAGACGCTAACCGGCGCTAGTATTAGTACTACTGACTATGACGGCAATACTGTAGTTTCCCAAAACTTATTTAAGTGGTATGTGCTGTGCTTAACACCACAAGGTGAAATTGTAGAGCTAGCAGGCACGCCAACAGACAACAAAGATCAAAATCCAAATCAACAGCTACAGACGCTGTTAACTGATAGCAGCTTGGGCAACTTGGTGGACAGTACCCAAACTTTTACAAGATTGCCAACAATTCCAACAGACTATGTTAAGTTGCACAGCATATGTATACACGGAAACGATGGTTTAGTAGAGACCATCAACCACTTAACCGCGCTAAATAATCAAGGCTATAACGGATTTACGCTAACAACCCAGAATATTACTGTTGATATGGGTGATTACATACAGCCAACAGGCAGTGTATTAGTTACAGTTAGTGGCGGTACTTATTATCCGCAAGCAGTGCCTCAGGGTGGCGTAGCCACTACCGAAACACATTTTGTTACCAGAGTGAATCAATTGGTGCTAAGTGGCACCCAAACAGCTGCTACACCTGTTAGCGATACTTATAATGGCTGGTCTGATTTCTTAAAGCAAAACGGTGTATGGGTTGGTAGCAACACAACTATAGATTTACGCGGTAGCTTTACTGTTACAGACGCTAGAGACTTTTACTTTGAAGCCGCTGTGGACGACGAAGCACAAGTTTATGTAGATGGTGCTAAGCTATTTGATATACCTAAACAAAGTTGGAGAACTACTGCAACTGGTAGATTAAGACTAGAGGCGGGTACTCATCAAGTACAGATTGTAGCCAATAATAGCGAAGGCGGTAAAGCCGCAGTTGCATTTAAAGTAACAAGTAAGCAAGGTACAAGCGATGCCCCACTAAAGGCATTAGGAACATTTCTTACTTTTGGTACTAATGATATTTATACTAAACGTAAAGATCCTTTTAACCACGTACATTCTTTGCGTGGGCTGGAGGAAGCAGTATACAAACTTCGTGTACGCAGAGTAGACAACGACGATCCTGAAAATGTTGAAGGATTACGCAAGTATCATAAAGTTGCACTACTAAATGCAACTTGCTATAACAGTAGAGCGCCACTACAAAAGTTACCTCGCGGTAATTTAGCCAGAACTGTTATACAAGTACAAAGTTCTAATAAGGTAAACGGTAGTGTTGACGGTATTAATGCCTTAGTTCAAACACTTACTTATGACTGGAATAGCACTACTGATAAATGGGAGCCTTTCCGCGCTACCAATAATCCGGCTAGTCTATTTTTGTATGTACTTGCACACCCTGCAAATGCTTACAGAGTAGCAAGACTAGAAAGCAATACCTTTATTGAAGACATTGCACAAAAAGTTGATTTAGCAAAAATTCAAGAATGGCACGAATTCTGCAGCACTAAAAATACGCAAACAGGCAAACCTGTGTTAAGCTATAATGGCGTTATCACCGGCACCATTAGTGTAATGGATGCACTTCGTGATATCTGTGCAGCAGGCATGGCCAGCCCGATATTTATAGACGGCAAGTGGAGTGTTGTAATTGACAAGGCTAGGCCATATGTAGTACAGCATTTTACTCCGCACAATAGCTGGGGCTTTGAATCTACAAAAGCGTTGCCAAAAATACCGGACGCATTCCGTGTGACTATTCAAGACGAGTCCGATGCTTATCAAACAAAAGAATTAATAGTTTATAACTATGCTAAAAATGCTAGTAATGCTGAAGTATTTGAAGAACTGCAACTACCTGGTATCACCAACAGCGATCAGGCAAAGTTTTTTGCCAAGTGGCACCTAGCTCAACTTAAGCTGCGTCCAGAAATTTATACCATTAATACTGATTTTGAGTATTTGGTGTGCAATCGTGGTGATTTGGTGCGAGTTACACATGACGTACCACTTTGGGGCAGTGGCAGCGGAAGAATTAAGGACATTAATGGCAATCAGCTTACATTAACAGAAGATATTTATTTAGAAACTGGTAAACAGTATAGAATATTAATTAGAACTAATGTTAAGTCTGGTACTCCTGGATTAAGCAGCGTTTATAAAAACATACAAGCAGTAACAACTACTGGATATTATAGTACGGTTACCTGCAGTACGGCGATTACAGTAGGAGATGGTTTAGAGGTAGACAACCTATTTATTATAGGTGAATTAAATCAGGAAACTCAAGAGTTAATCGTACTATCTGTAGAACCAAGTACAAACTTAACAGCCAGAATAGTACTAACTGACTATAGCTCTGAAATATATTCACTAAACTTGGCAAGTGAGTTTCCAAGCGTAACTTATAATGCCAATATTACTGCCACAACTGGTGTAATAGTTAATACTATTACGGAATCGCCAGTCTTGAACTCTATACTAAGTAATCGCGGTACTAGTCAACAAATCGCAACAGGTACATATCAAACAGGTGCACTAATAAGCTTTAGTAATCCAGCTGGATTAACCAACTATGCCGTATTTGTTCAAATGCAGTTAATTCGTGCCGATGAACAGTTTAATGGTAGTAGTCCTGCAAACATTCAATCAGTTAGAAAAGAAACCGGTAATTATACGTTTACTGGGTTAACTACCGGTATTATGTATAAAGTACGTATTAGATATGCAGACGCATTGGGTACTGTATACGGTCCGTGGACTAATCCCACATTATTTGTGGCAGGTGCAGCTGGTGCTGAAACTGTCACAAATACATTAAAGCTAACTCTTGAAGGTACTTACATAGTTGCTACCCCTGAAGATTTTGACTTGCCAAGCGATTTCAAAACTTATGAGTACAGAATAGTAAAAGATACTGGAACCGAAGACTTTTGGGAACTAGATCCAACAGATCCAGATAATGAAATACAAGTTACACAAAGTATTGTAGAGGGTAGATTTAATTTATTAGATCAACCAAGTCCCAGACTGTCAGAAACAGGTATTACTTATAAAGTAGCTTGTAGAGTAGTAACTAGAACAAATGAGTACAGCCAGGCAAGTGCTGTAGATACTATAGTTGTTACAACTATTAAGTATGCAACATAAAGGAAGTGTATGTCAGCTACCCTATTTCGTGGCATTAAGCAACTATATCTAATGTTGACCCCACCCTATGACACAACAGATCCTAGCGAGCCAAGAGTTCGTGATGATCTTACTGGTGTTAAGGTGTGGATTAGCACAACTGCAGGATTCACTCCGGATCCTGCAAGTGCTATTGACTTTGCGGCTAATTCATCTATAATCCTTACTGATTTACAGATGAATACTAGATACTATGTTCGTTATGCTTTTATAAGCAAAATTGAACCTAGTATCTATACTATTTCTGCACAGTTAACTGCTAAAACATACGATGAGCTTACCACGGTATATGGTGAGCTTACAAATGATCCTGTGTACTTGTCAAGAGAAGCAGCCACTTCTAACCTAGACTGGGCACCTGCTACTGGAACTTTTCGTGTATGGGAATACAACACCGAAGTAACTGGCAACGGTGTTCAGTATGGTGTAGTATCGGGTAGTGCAACAAATGGACTAATTGCTACTATCAATGCAACTACAGGACAATTTAGTGCTACTGGCTGGACCAGTGGCACTAAAAATGCCAAAATAACTTTTTACGCTATCTATAACAATATTACTGTTACACGTGACTGGAATATTGTAGACGGTATCGGACAAGACGCACCTCAAATTACACTTACCACCAGCCCAGACGTATTTATATATAAAAATGATACGGCTATACTAGCAGATACTGCAAAGATTAAGGCTACTGCAAATCTAGTAAATTTAGTTGGTAATCCTACTTTTACTGTTCGTGCCTACAGGCGGGACGGCACGCTAATATCTACACCAACAGTACAGTTTACAGTTGTTCCCGGAGATCCTAAGTCTATAGAAATCACCAACCAACAGTTTCATATATCCAGCGATATTGGATATATAACTATTGAAGCTAGAGTTGGAGACATTTACGATTTAGACACAGTATTCAGGCTAAACAACGGTACCAATGAGATTACTGTAGACGTAGACAATCCTGTAGTTCAGCTTCAATCTACCGAATTAGGTCAAATAGATCCAGCAGAGTACAATGAAAGTGGTACTAAAATTACGGTATACGAAGGTGCCACAAAATTAGCTGTAAGTACCAGTGGCGGAGCTCCGTCTACGTGGGCCGCTGGAAGTTGGAGTGTTACTACTATACAAGGTTTTGGTATTGTTCCAGACGATGATTGGACTGTACAAAATAATAGTATAGTGTTTGGCTCACACAGCACAATGACCACGGATACTGCGTATATTGAGTATACAATTACGTACAAAACTACTGCTGGATTTGTCGATACTAGGATAGTAAAGCAAAACTTTGCAAAAAGCAAGCAAGGATTTCCAGGCATCAGTGCGCCAATAGTTACCATTAAGGGTGCTCAGGCCTTTGTACGCCCGGCCAATGAACCTATTAGTGCCACTGCTCCAAACTATATTGATCTACTAGCAGCTACTAGTAACATCACAAATCCACAGTTTCAATGGCGAGTTGATGGCGTAGTGCAAGCTGGCGAAACTGAATCTGACTTTAGAGTTAATAAGTTCACCAATACAGAATTTAAAACTATTCGTGTTGATGTAACTGGCTTGAACTCGCAAGGCGAATCTATCACACAGTTTGATGAGCATACTGTATACTTTGTAGATTCCGGAGATAGTGCGATAATAGCATTTTGTACTCCAGAATTTACTGGTATTTCTTGCGACAGTGAAGGTATACCCGAACCAACACAATTTCCATTTTATATCAATACCACAGTATTGCGTGGGGGTACCGTATTAAATAATAGTACTCCTGGCACTATTCAATATGCACTACAAGACTTAGTAGGCATACTGCCCGCGGATATTTCAATAAATCAAACTACAGGTATAGTTACCGTAGCAGATATTAATGCTACTTATTGCAGCTTCAACGTTAAGTTTACAATTGGTACCACAGAAATAATTAAAAGTGTTAGGTTAAATAAAATATTGGAAGGTAATAGTGCTCCAGTAGTTAATTTAACAAGCACTAGTCAAGTGTTTGTTAAAAACAAAAATACTGGAATATTAGCACCTAGTAATATAACCATTACTGCTACAGCAATTAATGTACCGAATACAGAGTATACTTGGACAATTGATGGCGTAGCACAGCCACAGTTTGACGATGACGCCAGCATACAAATTTCAGCATTTGAAGGCAGCCCAAAATTAGTTAATTGTACAGTTACCAGCAGTAGCATACCCAGTATTAGTGTATTTGACGCGCTTACATTATATAGTGTAAAAGAAGGCGATGATGCACTTGTATTCGGTATTACAAATGAAAATCAAACACTGACTTGCGATAATGCTGGCGTTCCTGTTGCAGGCCAGTTCCCTATAACCAGCAATTTGGTAACATTGCGTGGCACAGAAATATTAACGCCACCAACAGTTACATACAGTATTACTAGTCAAACAGGCACTGATGCAACCAAAGTTACACTAACCAATGGTGTATTAAGTATTGCTAGTGGTGGCATTACAGCAGATTTTGCAGAAATTTCTCTGCGCGCTACCATCGGCACTACACAGCTTAATAAGTCTCTTACTATTAGTAAATCTAAAGAGGGAGCCAAAGGTAGTGATGCCATCAATATTGACCTAATCAGCGATAGCGATGTAGTCACAACACTAAATGACGGCACCGGATATACGCTACCAACTGGTAATAGTGTTAGACTGTACAAAGGCGGAGCTGCACTAGTTACCGGGGTTACATACAGTGGTACAGCAACTCAAAATGGCTTAACTTTAACAGTTAATGCCTCTACGGGTGCGCTAACTCTTAGCGGTACAAGCTGGACTAGTAACCAAGAAAACTTTACCATAACAGCTAATTATACCGGTATTTCGTATACTGTTGTATATAGTATTGCTAAAAGCAAGCAAGGTTCTGACGCTATCAATATTGACTTAATAAGCGATAGTGATGTAGTCACAACACTAAATGATGGTACTGGATACACACTACCAACGGGTAACAGTGTTAGACTATATAAAGGTGGAGTTGTATTAACCAGTGGAGTTACTTACTCTGGTACTGCTACACAAAACGGATTAACTTTAACCGTTAATAGCGCCACCGGAGCGCTTACCCTTAGTGGCACTAGCTGGGTAAGCAATCAAGAAAACTTTATTGTAACTGCTAGTTATGCTGGCACTTCGTATACGATTACGTATAGTATTGCCAAAAGTCGTCAAGGTGTTAAAGGCGACAATGCAAAAACTGTTGATATTACCGGAATAACTAACTTTAAGGTTAATACTGCCGGTACATACTCACCTACCAGTGCTGCATTAACCGCAGTAACACAAAATATTACTGCGCCTACATATAGTTGGACTATTACTGGAGCTACTCCGGCTACAAGTACAGCTAGTAGTGTCACTATTACTCCGGCTGCTAATGTGCAGAGTATAACTGCGCAACTAACAGTTACAGAACCAAGTACAAGTCAAACCTTTACAAAAACCGTTACACTTAGTGTTGCGTATGATGGTTCCGCAGGAGCCGCTGCAAAAGGTATAGATATAAGTGGTGCTACTAACGTAAGTTTTAAGTTAGTAGGCGGCGTGTACACACCAACACCTCCGGTGACACTAACTGCTACTCCACAAAATTTAACCAGCCCTACTTATAGTTGGACAATAAGTGGCGGAAGTTTTAGCGGTAGTAGTACGGTTACTACAAGTACTGCTTCCTCAGTAACCGTTTATCCGACTAGCTCTACTAGCGTAACCGTTAATCTTATCGCTACAGATTCCGGAACTCAGTATAGCAAGTCAGTAGTATTTAGTGTAGTTTCAGATGGTATCGGCCAAGATGGTAAGAGAACTTCTACTGGCTATGTATATTACTATCAATCCAGTGCAACTGCTCCTACTGGATTAAGTACTACAGGCGTTACCTATACATTTGCTACTGGAGTATTTAGTGGTGGTGTTTTTGCTGGTGGTACCTGGAGTACACAAGCTCCGCAATTTGTTGCTAGTAACGGTAACAAATACTGGGCCGCAACTTATACTGTTGTGGAAAACACAGCTGGTGGTGGTACTGGCACAGGTAGTAATATATCTTTTGGAACAGTATCTCAAACAATTGGTTTTACAGGTTTAGTTACTTTTACCAGCGCTAATGCAGTTACTGATGGTACAAATGGTTTAAGTTTTGGTGCAACTGGTCAAACACAAATTGATGGTGGCAGGATTACTACTGGCTTAGTAGTAGCTGATAGAATAGATAGCCGTGGACTCAGTATAAAAGATGCAAACGGTAATATTATTCTAGCGGCAGGCACAGCTTTAGATTGGTCTAGTATTAGCACTAGCTATCCAAATTCACTAAATAATGCAGCAATAGTTATTGATGCTGTTACTGGTGCACTAAATGGCATCGGTACTGGTACTGGTACTGCGGTTCGTAACAGCAACATCAGTATTAATAATGCAGGCACTCTTAGTGGAGCGGGTGGTGGTACAGTTACTATTGGTGGCTTAGGCTATAGCGGTGACTTAGATGCGCAACGGAATAATCGTATCAGCATTAATGCCACCAATGGTACTCTAGATGGCATTGGTACTGGTACTGGTACTGCAGTTCGTAACAGTAATATTACTGTAAGCAATAATGGTACGCTAAACAACGCCGGTGGCGGTACAGTTACTATTGGTGGCTTAGGTTATAGTGGTGACTTAGATGCTCAACGCAATAATCGAATCACCATCTCTGGAGGAAATATTAGTGGCATTGGTACTGGTGACGGCACTACTGTAGCTAATAGCAGTATAACCATTAATAGCACTAATGGTACTCTAGATGGCATTGGTACTGGTACGGGTACTGCAGTTCGCAACAGCAACATCAGCATTAATAATGCGGGCACTCTTAGCGGAGCTGGTGGTGGTACAGTTACTATTGGTGGCTTAGGCTATAGCGGTGACTTAGACGCTCAGCGCAATAGTCGTATAAGCATAGATAGTACTAACGGTACACTAGATGGTATTGGTACTGGTACAGGTACTGCAGTTCGCAACAGTAATATCAGCATTAATAACGCAGGTACTCTTAGTGGAGCTGGTGGCGGTACAGTTACTATTGGTGGCTTAGGCTATAGCGGTGACTTAGATGCTCAGCGCAATAGTCGCATTAATATTAATGCTAGTACTGGAACACTGGATGGCATTGGTACTGGTACAGGTACTGCTGTTCGTAATACCAATATTACAATGAGTAGTAGCGGTACTATTAACAATGCAGGTGGCGGTACAGTTACTATTAGTGGCCTAGGCTACACAGGAGATCTAGCAGCTAATAATACTTTTGTAGATACTAGTGGTAATATTCAAGGAGTTAGCCAAAATGCTGGTACCGCTGTCCGCAATAGCAATATTAGCATTAGTAGCACAGGAACTCTTAGTGGTGCTGGTGGTGGTACAGTTAGTTTGAGTGGATTGGGCGCTGGCAACTTTGCTACACTGAATCAAATTACTCAGTTTAATATTAGTACCTACATTGCAAGTGCTGCAATTGGTGCCGCTTATATTGGAGAATTAGGTGCCGCAAATATTGCTGCTGGAGCAATTACAGCTGGAAAAATACAAGTAAATAATCTGCAGGCTGTATCTGCAACTATTGGTACACTACGTACAGCTACCAGCGGTGCTCGCGTAGAAATTAGTGATAATATTATACGCGTTTACGATTCCAGCAACACTCTGCGTGTACGTATAGGAGTATTTTAATAATGTCCCTTGAAGTCTTTGCAGCAAACGGAGAAAAAATATTTGATGCAAATTGGGTTAGAGGCGGCCCAATTATAGATGCCTGGTCTTTTGGAACAAATCAAAATATTTTAACTTTTCCAGATTTTCCTGGTAAAACGCTATATGTAAGTATATTAATAGGGGATCCTCAAGATTTTAGTATCGACTATAATCTCGGGTATCCCCGATTAACTGTTCAGTCTCCAGCCGGTAACTATTTCTTTGTGTGCGTGAGGTAACATGCCAGAAGGTTTAGAAATATACAATCAATTTGGGGAGTTATCCTTTACCCATTTTGGAAAAAGCTTTGAATATTTGGGAACAGCTACTCGTATAAGTACAGTTCAACCTACTACAACTAACGCCGGGTATTCAGACTATCAATTTACATTTTCCGGAGATTATTTACTATTTGGGTTCCAGATACAACAATCACAAAATGTAGCAGGAGCATTTTTAACAGGCAGTAGGTCAGGTTCTACGTGGACCCTAAGGTTTCAATTTGGAGACGGCACCACAAACTCTAGTGGGTTTTTAAATGAGGCGACTACTATTACCGTACGCTGCTGGGGCAGTATATCTACTGGATCCTCAGTTGGCATGAATGGATACAATCAGTGGGGAACACTAACCACTGATTTGTTAAAACATCAGCTACAAATCAGCGGACTGTATACCTTTCCCACAAATCAAACTACAGGTACCGTCGTAGCAGCTAGCTTTAGAACACTACCTCCAAGCAGTACAATTTATCCAATGGCACTTACTGCCTGTTCAGGAGAACTATACGAAACATTTAGTGTTTCTCAAGGAGGAGGGTTTCTTGTAACTGAATCCACGTATAACTACAGATGGTATAGGTCTGGTAGTACGATTTACAGAACTCCGACACTTTATACTAAAAACGTGTATTTAGATGACGGATTTGTACCTAGTTCAACTTCTGTATATTTACCACAGCAAAGCTTAATGTGCGCTGATGCATTTAGATTTGTAGCAATATAGGAATTGTATGCATATACAAAAACAAATAATTACTCAGCACGGGGTTGCAGCACCCTATCACAAAATTTTAAGGATAGAAGCATACCCTCCAAAAAACTTAGTAACAGTATTGGTAGGAATGTATCCCTCTTTAGAAACTTTGAACAACCCTAGCGTACCGCCGCTGTGGACGGAATCTTTCGATTTTATCTTGGATCAAGCAAATACCGATATCGTATCGAAAATGTATACTAAATTACTAGATACGGATTCCTATTCAAACGGTTCAATAGTTCAAAGTTAATTACTATATAGATGAAAGGTATATATGTCAACAACATATACTTGGGAAATTACAGGACTTAAAAAAGTAGATAGTACCAATGGTCTCCAAAATGCAATACTAGAGGTTATGTGGAAGAAAATTGGTACAGATACTGACACAGGAATTCAAGGGGAGTTTGAAGGACGTACAAAGTTTAGTCCAAGTCAAATTGATCCTAGTAACTTTGTGCCGTTCAATCAGTTGACTGCTGAACAAGTTATTGACTGGATCAAACAGATTGTAACTGGTGGTTACGAGATTACTGTTAACGAACGCATTCAGCAAGATATTGATAGTAAAAAGCATACAGTCGTTGAGCTAAGTACTGGTAATTTTCCTTGGCAAGCTTAACCGTTAGATTAAGCAAAACCTAAATAAACTACAAAAATAATACCCTGCCTAAACCTATAGGCAGGGTATTTTTTTGCATTGACAACTTTCTGCCCTTATGGTATAATAATACCAAAATCTTGTAATAGTCAGCAAAAATTCTGAACAATCACGGAAGCCGCTGCAAATGGGTAAACATTAAGAATAATTCGCAGAAATATTTTTATTACTGCTAATAAGGGGAAACTTGAATTATGGAATTGGATAGTAATACAGTAATTCAAACTATCGCCATGGTTGCATTGGCAGTAATTGCGCTAGCTTTTGGTATTAAAAAAGTGCTGAAAGAATGGCGAATGTCGGAAGCAACCGATAGTGTGATGACTTTAATGCACAAAGAGCTGGAGCGTGTTAGCCAACAAAATACGATCCTTAGTACAGAGTTAGGTAAATTACAGCAAGAAATTATTCAGTTAAATAGTCAGCTACGTCAACTCTGCATAGAAAATGACAAGCTACAAACCGAAGTTGTAGCGCTAACTAGTGAGCTGAATGCCTTTAAGCGAGTAGCTGCTGTAAGGAAAGTAAAGGTGACTGCTAATGCAACCAGCTAAGATTAATTATAAAATTTATCAAGGTAGTACTTTTCAGGAGACGTTTCGCTGGGAATCAGAAACAAAAGTTTATGTACCCATACAAACAATCCCTAAAGCTGCTCCGTGCGTAATCACTACTAGCGCAACCCACAACTTGCCGCAAGGCTGGAGGTTTCGTGTGGTGGGTGCTGGTGGCATGAAGGAGATAAATAGTCAAGGCGACAGCTACTATTTAGCCACCAGCGTAACTCCAACTACAATAGAAATTAATCAAACAAATAGCCTAGGATACACGGCGTACACTAGTGGCGGTGTGGTGGAGTTTAATCAACCAGTATCACTAGCAAATTATAGTGCACGCATGCAGATTCGTGAAAGTGTTGACAGCAGTGTTGTATTACACGAAGCTACTAGTGCGAACTATCAGATTGTGGTAAACGACACAAACAAAACTATTCAAGTTACACTTTTGGGTAGTATAACACAAAACTTTGATTTTACTACTGCTGTGTACTCTATTGAGCTATTCAATGGAAACAATGTAGTTACTTTTGCTAGTGGTAATATTACACTGGTCCGGGAGGTAACACGATGACTCAAGTAGTAGTAACTGATTTAGGAAAAACAGTTGTTGCTAATGTTGAAGTTACGAAAGTAATTACCAGTGGCATGATGCCGCCAAATACAGTAGGTACTATTACTAATAGCAGCGACGTAGACGTAAGCGCATTACAGGATGGCGGTATACTTATTTATAATGCCGCAACAAATAAATGGACAGCTACTAACCTGCTGGAAAAGCAGATTTTTGAAGCAGGTCAGTTTTAAGGGGATAACATATGGCTTCTTTATTAAGAATAAAGCGCAGC